ATGAGATTGGAGGCAAAAAGATATACGCAAAACAGATCCTTTCAGATCCAGACACCTACTTTACTGATGACGTAATGCAAGCCCTTGATGAAATAGCACAAAAGGAATTTAGTTATGGAGAAGGTTGAGTTTCTAATCCTTAGAAACCTTTTATATAATGAGGAGTATGTTCGCAAAGTAGTTCCTTTTTTAAAAGCAGAATACTTTGAGAATTTTAACGAAAAGGTTGTATTTGAAGAGATACTAAATTTTGTTCAAGAATACAATCAACCTGCAACAAGAGAAGTTCTTTGTATTGAGACTGAAAAACGTCAAGATATAAATGATTCTTCTTTCAAAGAGATCACTGATCTCATAGGATCATTAGAAGAATCTCCTTCTGAATTTAATTGGTTAGTCGATACTACTGAGAAGTGGTGTCGAGATCGTGCTATATATTTGGCACTGATGGAATCAATTCAGTTAGCAGATGGAAAAGATGAATCCAAAGGAAGGGATGCTATTCCTACTATTCTCTCTGATGCTCTTTCTGTTTCTTTTGATACTAATGTAGGACATGATTACTTAACAGACTATGAAGAAAGGTATGAATCGTACCATAGGAAGGAAGACAAGATACCGTTTGATCTCGAATACTTCGATAAGATTACGAAAGGAGGTCTCCCGAATAAAACTCTCAACATTGCTCTTGCTGGCACAGGGGTTGGAAAGTCTCTTTTCATGTGTCATGTGGCTAGCAGTGTCCTCCTCCAAGGGAAGAACGTCCTCTACATCACTCTCGAAATGGCAGAGGAAAAGATTGCGGAGAGGATCGATGCTAATCTACTTAATGTCAATATACAGGACATAACAGACTTACCTAAACCTATGTTTGATAGTAAGGTAACTAACCTTGCTCAGAAGACACAAGGGACTCTTATTATTAAAGAGTATCCTACTGCATCTGCACATAGTGGTCATTTCAAAGCATTGCTACAAGAGTTGGCGTTGAAAAAGTCATTCAAACCAGATATAATATTCATAGATTATCTTAACATCTGTGCCTCATCACGATATAGAGCAGGAAGTAATGTCAACTCCTATTCGTACATCAAAGCAATCGCAGAAGAATTACGGGGTCTCGCAGTTGAGGCGAACCTTCCGATTGTATCTGCCACTCAAACTACTCGTAGCGGCTTTGCTAGTAGCGATGTGGACCTTACTGACACCTCTGAGTCTTTTGGACTCCCTGCTACTGCTGACCTTATGTTTGCCCTTATTTCTACAGAAGAGTTGGAGGGTTTGAATCAGATAATGGTCAAGCAGTTGAAGAATAGATATAATGATCCTACAATGAATAAAAGATTTGTCGTAGGTATTGATCGGGCTAAGATGAGATTATATGATTGTGAACAAAAGGCACAAGAAGATATAGTTGACAGTGGACAAGAAGAGGAGTATAATCCCGAAGAGAAACAATTTAAAAAATCATTTAACGACTTTAAATTCTAATGACTGTAGACACCGAAAAGTATCTTGAATTTGTTACCGAAGTTACTAGTGCTCCTAGTGCAGATTTAGCAGCATTACTCTCTCGTGCAACTGATCTTGATATTCAACACGATGCAGATATTCCTAGATTGTTAACTGCTGCACTTGGTTTAACTGCAGAAGCAGGTGAGTTTACTGAGGTGGTGAAGAAGATCCTTCTACAAGGTAAACCATATAATGAAGAGAATGTCTTTCATATGAAGAGGGAATTGGGTGACATATGCTGGTATTTGGCACAGGCTTGTATGGCACTAGATACTACATTCGATGAAGTCATTGAGATGAATGTAGACAAACTCAAAGCAAGATATCCTGGTGGAGAGTTTGATGTTCATAAATCAGAAAACCGTAAAGAAGGAGACCTATGAGCAGACAACAGACTCTTAAGTTTACTATCAGACAAGATGGTAGAGTAACCGAAGAAGTTATGGGAGCAACATCCAATGAGTGTGTAGAACTCACCAGAGAAATAGATAATAAACTTGGAGAAGTAGAAACTCGTCAATTTAAACCCGAATTTTACTCTAACAATGTCGCACTTCAGCACAATCAAGACGAAACTCAAGAACAAACCACAACTGGTTGAAGCACTAGAGTTACTTCAGTATGATGTAAAAGAAGATCAGGAACTGAGAGTAACTGGGAGTCATGGTATCGGTCATGAAACTGTAGAAGCTGAGGTTGCTATTGGAACTGATATTGGTTTTCGTATGCATCCAGTAACAGGTGAGTATGAATTAGTAGCAGATCTTGAGACATGGAACCAACCTATTCCTGTAGAGAGGTTTATTGATAAGGTTAATCAACAGTATGCACGTATGACAGTGTATAATACTGTTAAGGAAATGGGATTTCAAGTAGAAGAAGAGTGGGAGATGGAGGATAATAGTATTGAACTTACAGTTACTAGGTGGGTTCAATAAATAACTAGAAAGTTTAAAAATGGCATATGAACCCTCGGAAGGACTATATGCAGGACTCTCTTTTGTTGATACAGCAGATTTGAATTCAGCAAAGAATAATGAAAGAGAGTTTTTAAATTTGCATTCTGTTGCTCTTGAAAATTTAAAAAGTAATAAAGTTCTTGATGCTGCTGGTAATGCCACCAAGAAAGGGATGATTAATATTATTGATTTTGCAACTACTTCAAAAAGTGAGAAAGATATTTACAGTGATTTGGCAGCAGCTATGTCTGCTGTTTTGGGAACAAGGCAAAAAGTTAAAAAATTACCTTCTATTGTATACTTAACTGGTAATAAATGGCATCCTGACGTATCTCAATTTAAGTTAAAAGCATTTGGGATGGCTGATTATAACTCTTCGGATGTTATTTTAAAGGTGAATGGAAATGATTATGTTGGAATATCTTTGAAGAAAAAACCAAAGGCAACAGCACCAAGTCCTACCTTAATTAATAATGCGTTTTCGGCTTATATTAATGGTCCTAAGATGAAAAAAGTGAGAGATAAGTTAAATGATCATAGAATTAAATTTTTTGGTGGTGTTATTAAGGAAGCGTTTTCATCTGGAGGCCCTTTAGCACGATTTGCTGCTGCTAATACTAAAAATATAAAAGATTCAAAAAAATTATGGGAGATGCGAGTTGTTAGACAAAAGGATAATAAAGCCATTCCCCTTATAAATTTGAAATCAGAATCGGATTTAGCGGATAGAAATGGATTAATTAAAAAAAGTGGAAATGATCCATCCCAAGAAAGTTTTAGAAATTTTGTTAATAAGAAATTACAAAGTCAAGGCAATAAACTGAATCCTTTATATAAAGGATTTCTTGATGTGATGAATGAACCTGATGTTAAAAATACATTAGCAGATGTTTTGTTGACAAGAGTATTAAAATTAGGTCTTTTAGATGAATTAGAGACTTGGGATAAATATGAATTTGGATTTTATTTGACAGAGGGGGTTGGAAGTGTAGATAGAAATTTAAAACCCAATGTAGGTCAAGCAAATGTCATTGATATTCATAGTATTATGATTGCTATTGCACGACTTTCAAAGTTAGATGCAAGAATGGAATTGGATAAGAAAAAGACTTTTTCAAAAAATGCAGCAAAAGTATTTTTTACTTTATATAAAGGAAAGATTCCTATCCTTGAAATTGAATTAAGATATAAAGGAGATTTTTCTGCTTACCCTCAATTTTTTGCAGGTATTACTCCTGAATTTAAAGATCTTATTAAGAAAGGAAATATTTAAATACACTAAATATAGTATAACAGTAAGTTAGATGAAGAGTTTTTTCCAATTTTTAACTGAAACTGAGTCCAAAGCAAAAGAACAGGCACGTAAATTAGGACTCAAGAGCGACGGCCATGGTGGTTGGATAGATCGTCGTGGAGAATTTGTAGCAAAAACAGAAGGAGATAGACTAAAATTCTTTAATAAAAACCAAAGACCAGGTAAAGACGGAGATCAGTCTCCAAGAAAACGTGGGGCAGGTCTTCCTGTCAACGCAAAGAAACAGGCACAAGGGCCCGTTCAACAAATGTTGAAACGACGTAAGGATGATGACCTTGCAGGAGCACCTTTACAGAAAAAATCAGAGGAAGAACCTAAAAAAGGTGAAGGTGAGACCCTTACAACAGCATTTGGTAGGTTTAATCCACCAACTGTAGGTCATGAAAAGTTATTAGGAGCAGCAAGAAAGGCAGCCGCAGGTGGTCAAGTTAAGATTTATCCATCTAGATCGTCTGATCCTAAGAAAAATCCTCTTGATCCTGACATGAAGATCTCTTATATGAAGAAGATGTTCCCTGACTATGAGGAAGAGATTGTTAATGATGCAGAGATGAAAACTATCTTTGATGTACTCAAAACAGCAGATGCAGATGGATTTAAGAATGTAAATATAGTGGTTGGAGCAGACAGACAAGCAGAATTTGAGAATTTAGCAACAAAATACAACGGTGATCTCTATAATTTTGATAATATTAGGGTAATTTCTGCTGGTATAAGGGATTCTGATGCAGAAGGAGTGGAAGGAATGTCTGCATCGAAGCTAAGAAAGGCAGTTCAAGACGATGATTTTGATACATTTAGACGTGGAACACCAAAAGCCTTGAAAGATGCGGATGCTCAAGCAGTTTTTGATGCTGTTCGCACTGGAATGGGGGGTAAGAAGAAAAAAGTAAAAGAGTCGTATGAACTATGGGAAATCGCACCAAAATATGATAACAAAGGACTCAGAGAGAATTATGTACAGGGATTAATTTACAAGATAGGTGATATTGTAGAGAGTTTAAACACAGGATTGATAGGTGAAATCATCCGTAGAGGTACAAATCACCTTATATGTGTGACAAAAGAGGATTATATGTTCAAATCATGGATAAAAGATGTGATGGAAGCAGTAAAACCTGCTGAAAAAACTGGAATATATGGAGTTCCCGCTAGTGAAAGGGGAGTTGGGACACAATCTTACACCAATTATGCTAAATCTATGGTTCCTGGTCAAACTGGATCGTGGGGTAGACAGTTTATAAATAAATATAAGAAAAAGAAGTAGTAGGCTTACCATGTCATCTTTAAATCCATTGAATGACCTCTCAAAAATATATTTGGATACTGTAGCCAAAGCACATAAAGAAGAGGGAGAATCTGAAGTGAAAAGGTGGGAGGGATATTTAAACAAAGAACAAAAGGATACCCCTGATCAGGTAGCAGCTGTCATTGATATGTACAGATCTAAGAAGGGAACTGATGCTGCAACTTATGATAGTATGCATGGTAAAAAGAAAGAAGCTAAGAAAGAGCGTGATTATGCTAAATTTGAACGTGATAAGATGGCAAGAGATGCTCAGAAATCAGGTCATCGCTTTTTACATGCTAAAGGATCTACTACTGAAAAAGAAGGTAAGAAAAGTATACCAATGAAGAAAGTTCAAGACTCTTATGAGTATTCCTCCACTAAGTTTGCTCACTTGATGGATGCTTATCAGTCAGTATACAATGAGCAGAAGGCAGAAACTCCTGCAGCAGAAGAAGAGAAGATGAAAAAGGATGATGATCTCTTTGGATCACCTAATAAAAAGAAGAAAAAGAAGCATCATTGTGCATCAAAGGTAAAGCATGAGCAGTTTGGTATTGGAAATTGTATAAAAGGAATGCATGATCTTGATGAGAATGGTGTAGTTCAACACTATGATGTCTTTTTTGAGCATGGTATTGAAAAGAATGTTCCTGTTACTTCTTTAGAAATTGTAGACGAAGCCATGCATGAGCATGTCATTTATGAAGAAGACAATACGGGTGCTCATGCTGAGATGAAGAGGCAAAGAGAGAAGGCAAGAAAAACACATAAGGAATTAGATAAGAAATATGGTAAGAAAAGCATGAAAGAGCAGAAGATGGCTGATAAGGACTATGATGGTGATGGCAAGATAGAAAGCGGCACTGATGAGTACATGGGTTCGAGAGATAAGGCAATCAAGAAGGCAATGGGTAAGAAGAAATCACCAGAATCTATTGAAGCAAAACGTCGTAAGGATGATGACCTAGCAGGTTCTCCTATGAAAGAAGCCATGATGGCGAAAAAATACCAGAAAGGTGGTATGGTAAAAGGATACCAGAAAGGTGGTGAAGTAAAAGGATATCAGAAAGGAGGTATGGTTAAGGGATATCAAAAAGGTGGTATGGTTAAGGGATATCAAAAAGGTGGTATGGTAAGCAAAGAAGAAGTAGAAGTAGATGAAGCTATGATGTCAATGAAAGGATATCAGAAAGGTGGCATGGTTAAAAAATACCAGAAAGGTGGTATGGTGAAAGGATATCAAAAAGGTGGAATGGTAAAAGGATACCAGAAAGGTGGAATGGTAAGCAAAGAAGAACTCTCTAATTGGAGAGATGATTTGATTGAGGTTTCTGATACTGTTGGATCTGGTGGTGTGCCTTTAACTGATGTTGAGGCAGGGAAAAAAGTTAAAGAAGGTAAAGTTAACAATAAGGTAGTCATCAATCCAAAGTTGGGTGAAGCAATCGAACAAATGGGTGGAGAGTTGATTGAGGTTCAAGAAGAGATGAATCCTAAGAAAAAGAAAAAGGGAGATCAATTAGAAGTTGCAATGGAAAAAGGTAAACAAGCAATTGGTACTTTGGGTGCAACAACAAAGGGAACATCTTATGCCGAAGAGGATGAAAAATTTATACAAAAGGCCATTAAGAGACCAGGTGCATTTACTCGTAAAGCAAAGGCAGCTGGTATGAGTGTTCAACAGTTTGCAAAAAATGTTGATGATAATCCTGATAAATACAGCACAAGGACAAAGAGACAAGCAAATCTTGCACAAACCTTGACTAAATTAAGCAAAGAAGATGTTGAGGAACTCTTCTATACTTTAATAACAGAATGAAAACTTTCAAACAATTCAAAGAACAAAGTGCTTTTGATTTTGTAAAAGCTAAGATTGAAAAAGAGGTAGGAAAGGGGGGTTATATAAGTAAAGATAACCCTAGAAAACCACAAAGTGCTGCTGATAAAGCAAAGGCCCGTGCTCATCAAGCAAAAGTTGATGCAGAGAATGCAGCAGAACGTGCAAAAGATCCATCACAGGGTCGATATCCCAAAGGTTGATTATGACACTTCCTGAAATAACTTATGATGAGTGGTTTCACCAGAAACACCCCCATGATGATATGCCAATAGCAACTAATGATAGATTTGATATGTATGGATCATCCGATGCAGATGATGCTTACAATCCAAGACCTGAAGAGGAGATAGCAGATGCTTATGCTTCAAGGCATGAGTATACTCCTGAGTTTGAAAAAAGTGCAGAAGAAATTGTAACGATGCACGAGAAAGCATATAGAATGGCAAGATCTAAGTATAATCCCTTTGCTGTAGGGGGATCGGAGAATATTCATGACTTTGATCGAAAGGATTAAAGAAGAAATTGAAGATAGGATTAAGGAAGCTAATCAGTATGCTTACCTTAAAGAACAACATCGTCTAGCATGTCACATGGAGGAGGACTATGAATCTGAATGAAGTAGCACCTCCTGGTTGGGGTCATACTAAAGCAGAGAAAGAAAAGACTAAACCTAATAAACCCAAGTCAAAGATTGGGGGAACTGCTGCTGCGTTTAAAAGAGCATTGGATGATGGTAGATTTAAAGGATTGCCTGGTAGCACGACCAAGAAAGAAAAAACTGCTGACATGTTTAAGTTGATGTATTCTATGAAGAAGAAAGGATACAAACCACACTATAAACCAGGCACTGATAAGAAGTATAAAAAGTATCAGGAGGAGCAAAGCAATCCTCGTATCCCTAGAAAACCAGGCCAACCAGCAAATTCTAAAAAACATTCTGATCTTTATACAGATGAAAATCCAAAAGGCACTATTCATGGTCTTGGATTTAAAGATGTTGCAACCGCTAAAGCATCTGTATCTAAGATTCGCAATTCATCAAGATCTCATGCTCACAAAATACAGGCAGCAGTTGCTATGGAACAACGAGCAAGAGAAATGGGTAAGACTTCGGAAGCAGCAGTCTATCGAAAATTCATAAATACTATGAAGAAAAAGACAAAGCAAATGAATGAGTCTGTTCAGAATAATAAAGTAGATTTAGTATTGAAGACAGACGTAAATAACGTTCTTAAACAGGACAATAA